TCTTTCATTTTTTAACTTTTTCCAGGCTTCGCCCGCCAAAGTAAGCACCTATGACAGTGATTAATACTAACTGCAATAGATCGACCCACGAAGATTTAACATGAAATTTAATTAAGCCCGAATCGATGAATATTAATAAAACAGTAGAGACTACGAGAAAAATCAAGACTAGCGGCCGGATATTCTTAGATAGCCACGAGTCAGACTTCATATCGGCTGACCATCTGTCAGTTACATTCTGTTGCATTCTTTCTTCGTGATCGCATATTAACTGCTTAATTTTTCGCTCGACATCGAGTTTCTCTTCTGTAGTTGTCGTTAAAGAATCTAAAACGCCCCCTACACTTTTGACCAAATCGCCCGCACCTGCACTAATGATTTTCGAAAACAACATTAAAAAACCCGATTTAATTTGGAATCGTATTTCGAAAATAAATATCTACGGGTATAGCTGAATGTTACATTAAGCGATTGTCCCAGTATCCATAATTTGATTGATGTTATTAAGGGGATATTATATGAATTCGTAGCAATTACTATAAGGATCATGTTAGATATGTTGTCATGGATCAGAGTGACAAGTGTCTCTGCTATCCTAACCCGCGTTGTCTGCATGATTCTTGATCTGATTATATCCCTTGATATAACCTCGTAAAAACAAATATAAATCTTTAGGAACGAAAATAGTCTTAATGTCAGGCACAATATTCAAGTATTCCGTTATATATAACGAGCAGAATTCGGAACATAAATAGCGGTCTTTGTCGTGTATTTTTTTGCCCCAGCAACCGAAAAATAAAGCTAAATAATCGTACCCGCACCCTTCCTTCGAGTCTAAAAGTTTGATGAAATTCTTTCCCTTTTTTGATTTTTCGTCAAAAGGTAGAAAGAGGGTTTTCGTTGGCTTGGTGTTATGATTTAAATCATGCATAACACCGCTACCAATGCGCGAGTGCCGTATGATGTTGTCGTGCGGTAACTCAATCGCACAATGAGAGAATCTGCTATTTGTCTTAGTTTTGATTAGCGTGCCAAGCGGCAAATACCACTTCGCAGAATAAAAATGTATTTTAATCATCTTACTTACAGATGGCGCTATAGTCGGGCCAATGAATTTTTTTTGTTTTCAAATTATAATTCACTGTATTATCGCCAATTTTCAATTTGAAATCGTCATTTTTTTTCGAAATGGAAACCCCCTTAAAAAAGACGGTGTCCTTATTTATATTTTTAATGGTGAGGTTGACATCCTCTGCGTTAACTATTTCTAAAATAGAGTGTGTTATAATATTCCTTAAGTTCCCGCTATTTTTTATATTTTGGATAGTGGTAATAGGATTTTGTTTAAGCGCTTTTTTAATGCGCGATGAGAGAATGGCTTTCATTAATACGCCTCGAATAACAGGATATTGAGTTGTAATCTTAATAATTTCTTTGAAAAATGTAAATATAAATTTAACCATAAAAATCATATTTTCCCGGTTCGTACGATAAGAGAAAGTCATTTTTATATTCTCGACCTGGAATATTAATTGATACGTGTAATTGTATCGGTTTTTTGTACATATAGATTATGCATTGCCGTGTTTGCATTTTATTTTCGTAAATATACTTGAAAACAGCTAACGGGTCGATATTCTTGCTAAACCGCGGGTCTACCGCATTTCCGTGAAGATGGTCACTGTCTTTCGATCCTCCCACCTGCCTATTCAGTTCTTCGCTTCGTAACCATGAATCGATTGAACAGGCGCCGAAACGAACACGTAGCGGATGCAATACAGAGTCGACTAATAATGCAGCTATATCTACATGCTTGGCTTTGAGCTGTATCCGCGACGCTAAATCAGGAAATTTTGACGACACTCTAATTTCATTTTTTTTAAAAAAATCACTTTTTTCAGAAATTAATAAAGACATGCCCCCCCCTTAAAATATTCGCCGCATACCCCCCAACACTCAGCAGCGAACAGCCGTAAAGGTTTTATTTTTGAGTTAATAAATAAAACCTTTGATGACGCAATTTATTATATCATTAAATGCCGCGTTGTGAATAGGCTTCGAAAATCATGATATAATTCATTTACACTAACGAAAAAAAAGGAGCTAAAGATGGGAAAGGAAAAAAATAATTATTCAAAAATCGCAGTTGTTTTAATCGCTTTTATTTTCATGGTGGGATGTTCCACCCTTAAAAATGTGGTTGGTATTGGCAACTCAGCCGATACAGAACCTGCTTCAACGGGGGCATTTATTGTACGCGCTCAGACACAAGGGATAACAGAGACAGCTAACAATATTGCTCGATCTCAGGCGGTTGTATCTAATGGTGTTCAGAAGACATACGGAATAGGAAATTTGAAGGCAAGTCGCACTATTAGTTTTCTGATAGGGAATAGCGGTGACGAGGCCATCAATAATATAAGTATAACGTCATCAAGTAATTATCTTGCGTTCACGCCTAGCACTTTCCAGGTTTTAGATGGTGGGGATTCCGCTAACTTTGAACTCTTCGATATTGGGATCGAACATGGAGTAGCTATCAATGGTATTGGTTACGTTGATATTTTAACCATGGGCGAGCATTTGCCCACTTTCAACGTAACAGGGACAACAGAGGGGGGAGATACTATATCATCCACCTATCAGCTTACTTTTAATGCGAAGGTGGCGGCCTTCGAACTTATCGTAGGTGGAACCACGAAGGATATTAGCGTTGGCGATAGCAACGGGACAAGCCCCTACGGGAATCTGAATAATGCAAAATATTTTTATTCAAATAATCAAAGTATTGAAATTAGGAATATAGGTAACGTCGATTTAAATGTGCGATTGCTCGGCCATTTTGATAATATAAATTCCTTATATTCGACTTACACTATCCCCCAATCGCAAACAGTCACAATTAATACGCCGCTAACCCCATATAACCAATGGGTCGAAGTGGGAGGTAGCAACACTGTATTTAATTTTGATTTATATGATGTAGGAACTAACGGGCGTGCTTATTTAGAGCTGTTAGATGCAGCAAGCCCGTAGTTTTATCCAGCAGATAATTCCAAACTATTAACTGTTTCCCTTAAAACCTGAAGTTCTTTAATTATTAAAGGGATTAGAATTGATTTATCGACGCCTCTAGGTATGTTGGGGTCGCTTTCCTTTTCTTTCTGGTCGTAATTAACAATTATAGGTAATATTTTTTCAACTTCCTCGGCAATAAATCCAATTTCATGCGTACCTGGGATAGCTTCCCCTTCTTCGTTAACTCTATCATACTCGACAGGTTTTAATTTATAAATTAATGAGGAGTCTATCGATTTTAAATTTTCAATATTAGTTTTAAATCTTTTCGATGACCCGTTTTCCCAAAGTTCACCAGAAGATGTGATATGAACGGGGTTGCCTGACCCACTCGTCCCCAAACTCGGCATGAAGACTTTGCCTGCCCCATCAACATAGAAAGAATTTTGAACGTTTAACATTGTTACACTGGAAGATGATGTCCCAGAAGCTGTTATTTTACATACCGTACCTACATTTCCTGAATTTAAGCTAGAATTATCTACATGGAGACGGTGAACTGGACTCGTCCCAATCCCAACGTTGCCTGCTGAGGCGATTCTCATTTTTTCTGTTGGGGAAGCACTATATGTACTAGACGTTTTGAATATGAACGCCCCACCGCCCGAGCCATCCCGCTTACCAACCAACGTAACGCCGTTAGTAGCACTCCCACATAAAAACCGAATTGCTGACCCTTCGTTTGTGCTACCTTCATTATTTTCGAGGGTAATAGACTCGACAACGGCACCAAATGAATTATTTTTAATATGAAGTCTAGTGTCTGGATCAGTCGTCCCAATCCCAACGTTGCCGTCCGAATCCACCCGCACTGCTTCAGAACCGCCAACGGATATAGCTACCGTATCGGCTGCGGGGAAGTAGATACCAGTGTTTACGTCGTCCGCTTTCGAAAATGCGGGCAAGGCGGCTGTACTGCCACTTGCATATTGTTGCACACCATCTAATTTGAATCTTGTGATCCAGCCATTATCGGCACTATTCCGCTGCTTAAATACGCTATTAGAGGTATCAGCCCATACCATGTAGGCGTCTGTTGTTGTAGGCGCACTCGACCCACTATTATTTGATAAAATAGACGCAAGTGCATTGTTTACGTCGGTTCTCGCGATATTTAAAGGTTGGTTGGCTGCGTGATAATCATGTTGTGACATTTAAATTGCCACCTCTAGTTTAATTAATGCTAGCTTTTGGATATCATAAGAATCAAAATCATTTAGAGATTCTAATTCTTTTATCATTTTTTGATTAAAATAAATACTCTTATTGGGGAGTTGTTTGTTTTCTGTCGCCCCTTTTTTATTTAATTCTGATTTAATTTTTTTTATATCTTGGAGTTTCGCGTGTATTGAGTCTATTAACTTTCCGCGTTCCTTTTTGTAATCGTCTATTTTTTTAGTCATTGTGCCCCCCTAAATTAATACCCCTTAGCCATCCACACGATGGTTTTACTAATTCGTGTGTTACTACTATTATACACACTAACATCAAAACTTGTCGCTGTTTGGTTAAGTATGGCGATGTAATCACCAGACGCACCATTAACGATAGTTCCTGTGATATGTGGTGTCGAAAAATAATTAGCGGTTAGATTAGCGGTCGTATCACCACCTGTCCCTGTACTAACTGACCCACTATCTACTAGATCAGGCATATCTACACTCGCACTTAATGTATTAATAAGAACATTGAAATTATTTTGGGTACTTATTACCTCAATTTTAAATTTAACCGCCCTCACAACAAAGTCACCGACATAAAACCTAGCCCAATCGCTCCATGTAGGGGTTCCCCCAGGGTCATCATTAGTGGTAGAAATATAAGGGATGATGTTCACAACAGATTGTCCTTCGCCATCCCATAACCCCGTCATATCGTCCCAATTTGTAGTGATGTCGTCCCACAGGTTACCCTCCTCGTATTGAGACCAATCAAGTGAAATGGACACTCTGCTAGTATGAACCTTGCCTAGGTCAGTGTATGACGAAAATTCATAACTTCCTCTAAGATTAATTCCATTCCCACCTGCAATATCCCATGAAGCCGTCATGTCGTCCCAATTTGTAGTGATGTCGTCCCATAGGTCAACCGCCGTTAATCTCAACGTGTTATCTATTACAGCCATATTTGTTTTAGTGCCTGAATATGCAGTGTGTTCATTTTGAGTTGCGACGACATTTAAATTTGTCATATTCGGTACCGTTACACTTAATATCGCGGCGTTTAGGCTCTGGTGATTAGAACTGTCAACCGCCTTAATTAGGTAAGAGCCAGTTAATAATGGCGAAACTACACTCGTTGCCTTACCGCCAACAGCGGGAATGATATCGATTGAACTGCCCCAACTCGGACTTAACGTATCGGCTGTATGTCTAACTAATATTTTCCCGCCAATTTTAACGTCCAAATCTGTCGCCTGATCCCAGGATAGGTGCGCATTATTATTTATGACATTTATCGAAAAACCCGTAAGGTCGGCAGGGGGTGTTGATAAGCCTATAATCTCTTTGATCGAGCTAGAATAAGCAGAGCTTACGCCGTATGAGTTAATCGCCTTCACCCTGAACTCGTATTTACCCGCCTTAATATCAGCAATTTCAAAGCTCGTTGACTGTATACGCCCCATAACGTTATAGCCGACCCCCGACACTAATTTATATTCGAGTTGATATGAACTGATAAAAGCATCTGCACTACCCGAAAAATTAATAATCGCTTTTGTTTTAACGCCTGATCCGTCGGACGTGCTATATATTTCTTCTGTTATTACTGGCGAACCTGGAATTTGGACGTGGTTGTAATCCGGTAGTGGCAAGCTGGTTGCGGGAGTTGGTATAGTCGCTTCTGTATCTGTCCAGGCATAGACATCCGCCGTCTCATGGCGTAACGTTAAATCAACGCCATCACCATTTTGATTGAACGCCCATCCAATCACTCGATATGATTTATTGCTGTATCCAAGAATATCGTTCGTGAAATAGACCGTATCCATAACAGATAACTGCATCGCCTGATAGTTGCAGTTCATTGTAATTATTTCTGAATAACGATGCCTTTGTAAATATATCTTCGCTAACCGCTGCGCCCTTTCTACATTCGTAACGCCTAGAAATTGTAAATCTGCTATAAGTTCTTCGCCATTGTCAGCCTCAACATAATCTGAATCTGTTATAACAGGAAATTCGTTATAGTCATCTTGTGCGGTAGTATCTACGTACAGTCCTTTAACCGTATTGAACAAATTACGTTTCGATTCCTTGGGAGCGACATTAATTCCACCATTAAGCCAAGACTCGTTAATCGTTATTGTGGGCGTATTCCACGCCCCTGCATAAACTCGATACTTGCCCTCTGTATAGACAAGAGAACCTGCCATCGTAGCTAGTATGTTTTGAATATTTGAGCGATGATCTGCGTCCATGAACAAAACGAGATCACATGAATATCTTTTTTGGGTTGATTGATCTGTTATTGTAACGTCTTCGTCGCAGACGTTAGCAGCCGAATTAAATGTAGTTACGTCTATTTCCGAAGACGTGACACCTAGCCCATAGCGCGAATTGGTCAAGTAATCATATAATATTAGAGTTGGGTTTTGGCTCCATGCTGTTGTTGAGGTTCGAGTATCGTATACTTTTTTACCTTTTATCTTTGCTTGAAACTGAGGGATCCCAATATTAGAGAAAACGTCAGGGTGATACCTGGCTGTGGTGTATAGATAACAGTTTCCAGCGCAGAATGGGTTGCCTGTATCCAATTCAAAATCAAGCCCCTTATATACTTCTGAGATATTAGCGTCGTATGAGGCATCTTGTGTTGTTGTCCCTAAGTTAGTGAGGACACGTATTGACTTTGTGTAGCCCACGTTAACCTCAAAGAATACGCGGGGGGATATTTTGTATCTATCCTCTGGCGCGTGAAAAAACGCCATTCCGTATGGTAGGAACGGACTAAATGAATCTGAGTCTGGTATATCCCAGAGAACATTGAATAGTGGCTGATGAGATACAACAACAGTCGCTCTTCCTTCTGAGTCTGAAGTAAATGAGTTTACGATTGTAAACTCAAATAAATCATTTTTCGGGTTTTCCAGTTTAGAATATCCTATGTCGTCTAATCCATTATCCCATCTCGTTGCTGCGACATCCGTATCCTCGTTAAAATCAAATTCTGTGTACCCTTCGATAGTCATTATCTGACCAGTGAAATCATAAGTCGTATTGGCGGGCAGACCTTTAATTAATATATTCCCTTCATTTAGAATGAAATAATCTTTATTCCATAGGTCAAACCAGGAATACGGCCAAAATTCATTCCCCCATGAAGGCGGAGGTTGGAATGAGTCTATCTTGGGTGTGACTTCCTCGCCCGCGATAACAATAGGGGAGCGGAACTTTTCCTCGTTAACCAGGTTGTTGTGATCTAAGGTAACAGGCGTATTATTTATAAAACAGGACTCCATAGAATCACATTCGTGACCTACCATCGCAATGAATTGGTGAAGATACTCATTTGATTGGTCACTTTCAATCGGTTCGTAATCGACCCTTGTTGTTGTGTTCCGATGGAACACCGAACCGCCGACAGTTCTTTGACCGTATACGATTTTACGCGGGGATAAATTGTCGATAGTGTTTGTTTTTAGGCCGCTAAACTGTTTTTTTATAGAATCAATTTCTAACGATTCTATATCGGGTTGTAATAATGCACTAAGCCCTATACCCACGAAGGCACCAGACCCAGGTGCTATGGCATTTGACGCTATTGTTGTCGCCAAAATAAAAGTTGTGCGAAGCCCCTCATCATTTGAAATGTCGTCTATTACGTTACCCATTATGATGACTCCCACAAACGTCAAATGCCGTACATTTTTTCGTTAAAATAAAACTATAATCTCGCCCTCGCCCTCGCCCTAAAAATATACTATCAACGCCGTCACATAAGCCCAGGCAATCTCGATAGACAACAACATCGCCACGATTGCATAGTTCGGTACCCACTTCGCCATAATTATTTTTCATTAATTCTAAAAGTGATGAGTAGCCTTCATTTTTTAAAACTCGTCTATATCCTCGATAGGTCATATACTTATTTTTGAAATGTGGGAAAAATTCCTTCCCAGAACGCTGATCCCAGTAACCCCCGACAAACGTAAAACAATCCCACACCCCATATTTGAATTCTCGGTTTTTATTTTTTTCAATATATTCATAAAATTGATCAGAATTAAACACTCCGCGTACCGCCCCAGACCAATAACTGTTCTTTCAATGAATCCTGATATAGGAAAGCATCGTCGGTAGGATATTCTTTCCGTTGGTCGGCATGATTATAACGGCGGTTACTCGCCTTATCGAAACGAACCAATTTATCGACGACCGTTACTTTGATGGTCGCAGTAGGACCTATATTAAGTGTCATATTATCAATAAAGCCACTGAATATGACGATAGTGTCTAATATATTTCCCCCGTTAGCCATTGTATCCCTCAACCCTATTTCGACGCTGCAATCTGCACCCTGATAATCCGTTTGAATTGCTGTGCTAATCGTATTCACATTAATGCCCGACAACGTTAAATCTATCATATTAGCTTGAATCTGAGTTGTTTCGGGTATGGCTGATACGCTACCTAAATTACCTACCCCCACATAATTAACAGAATCACTTAAAAATGGTGGCGTGTGACTAATGATACCCATGTCAGAATGGACATATACAGGTGCAGTGAAGTTTAAAGCGACAAGGTATATCGGGTATACATCACCACCTGTAATATTAGATATTCCACTTGAATTAATGGAGCGGGTCAACTGATGACCTCCATTGCAGCGAAGGTCAAAGGCGCCGACACCCTGTCAATCCCGACGCTGAAATTAATATCATTCCCGATTAATATCATTTCGCACGTTGTATTATTGATTGTGATTGTACCGTTATCACTGGGACTTGTTCTTATACCTGGCTGAAATGTAATTGTCGCATTACCCGACCCATCGCTAATAACATCTGAACTAACTTGTTTCAGTTCGCCGCCGAAACTAATAAAATCACCTGCCTTTAATACTGCTGTAGATATAGTCCATCCATCGGTAATAACACTATTACCCGTTTGGCTCGCGCCATTAACAACTGGCGTTCCTGTAGAAGTGCCTTGTGTAGTTTTAGAATCTGGGCAAAATCCATTAAACGTGTTCCTTCGCCCTTGAAGCTCATTGAAAAAGGCTTGCCACGCAGACCAATTTGACCGTGCCATTGGCGGCAACGAATATTCGGCCATCCAGTAGGAACCCGACAAGGTTCTTCTCTGAATTTGTCCGTTTAACGAAGATTTGAAAATTTGAGTGTTGTTCTGAATGTAGAATCGACTCGAAATGAAACCTGGCGCAACTGGCATTGATAACGGCATATTACCCCCCCCCCTTTTAGATTGTTATTATAGCATTAAACTCTCATTTGTCCGTTACTCAAGGCCGCTTGTACCCCCGCAATAGAAGCCGCTTGTATATGTGGCGCTGCCGTCGCTATTTCCTCCCGAATAGAGGCCGCTACATTCGTGTCAAATTTGTTGTAGGTATTTATCGTAATCCCATTTGTGCCTTTCGAAAGTCCCGACGTAGGACTCGGCGTCATAAGATTATTAATTCCGCCTTGTAGCGCACGGATAAAAGGGTTTGTAATCATCATTTCGATCGCTGTCCTTTTCGCTATATCGGCCAAAGACTCGAACATGTTACCCCCATCGAGAATCGCATCAGTTAATCGAGAAGACCATTGATCTGTAGCTCCGATCATAGCGTCTTTAATTGCCGTGCTAGATTCCTTTGCTTGCTTTTCCATCTTAATAATATCATCTTTAATACCTTTTACTGATTCATCTATTATTACTTTATTGGGAAGGGGTGCTATATTTGATTTCCCCTCCAAGGACTTTGAGACTTTAGCTCTTTTTTGGATAGCCTCTATCTCAGATTGAATTGCAATTTTACGATCATGTAAAGTTTTATTGTAATTATGACTATCTTTTTCAGCCTTATTGATTGACTTTGCCATGTTCAGAAATGAATGTTTTGCTTTACTCGATTCCCTTTCTGACAACTCTAATTTAGTAGCAATCCCCTGTAATTCCATTTTAAGATTCCGCAACATAACTTCATCGGAACGCTCAAAAAGTTTATTTATTTTTTCTGCTAATTTAGCAAGGACAGGTATCATTTTTCCCTGGATATTGCGTTTTAATAAATTCATATTGTCATTGTAGGTAGCAATTCTGTCAGCATCTTTCTGAGTGATTACGTTTGGGGTTGTTTCTGCTAGTTGCTTCATCGATAAAATGCCATCTTTTAAAATTTGGTTAAGAGACGACCCCGACCGCCCGAATATATCCATCGCGACCTGTGTCCTTGTAGTGGCGTTTTTGGTATTCGCAAGTGCCTCCGCTATCACCATAAATTGATTTTCGAGGCTTAACTCCATTAGTTTTTTAGCTTTAATTCCTAACATCTCAAACGCCTGCTTCGCTTCGCCTACACCCTCGGATGCATCACCTATGTTCCGTTGCATCATTGTAAATCCTGTCGCTAATTGCTCAAAAGCGACACCTGATTGTTCTGCCACAAATTTCATTTTACTTAAAAACTCGGTTGTAGTGTCTAATTTCTTACCTAACTTCTGGATACGGTCGACCTCCTTTAGTGTCTGCTTACCCATATATATAATGCCTGCCGCAGCTGCAATAGCCGCTATGCGAACCTTGTTAAATCCACCAGCTAATAGCTTATTGCTATCTGTCATTTTCTTAGATGATTGTCGCGTCACTTTAACCGCATTTTTCATATTTTTACGAATATCGGTCAAGTCTGCTTTAATTTCGACGACTAAACTGTCTAAATTTGCCATTTTTTTAAAATCCTATTTTAATTTTTTCAATCTTTCGATGTCTTCTTTCGTCAAGTCTGTTTTATTTTCTACGCCGTAAAATTCGTTACAGGCTTCGCACGCTAGGTTAAGGTCGTATAATGTCGCATCTTTAATGTCCCGTGGCGACCACTTCAAATGAAAAAGCATAAATTTATAATATTCTCTATACCGCTGGTATACAGGATTACCATTTATTTTTTTTTTACGGCTTCTTCTTGCTTTTCGGGCATGAGTAAAAAAAGAATAAAATTCGAAAATTGGCTATTTGCCTCATTGCGATTTACTGAAAGCCATTCTTTTAATTGGTCATCCGAAGAATAGTCCTTGCATGGCAACGCTTTATAAAAATTAAAAAGATCACCAATTTTTAACGATTCATCTTTCGTTATTAAATCATACAAGGAAATGTCTAATGCATTTTCTATCTCGTCATGCAAACTGAAAGACGGTTCAATATTGTAAGTTTTCGAATCTACAGAAAGTTTAAAATTCGGACGTGCCATTATTAAGATTCAGCAACAGTTGTTACCGCTCCGCTCGCTTCAAATGTCGCACTAAAAGTCATTTCGCCTGCCACTTCCCCCCCCGCTTCAAGTTGAGAAATAACCGCTTCGAAAGCCTTTGTTTTCGCTGTGCTATTCCCGCTATCCATTAAAGGATAAACTAAATAGTAGTCGTCTTTAGTTCCTGCGTCATGATTTGTTTCAAGTGTAGTCCTACTCGCCGAATCTGAATAAAAGCCTTGAACTGATAACGTTTTAGTTAGCTTCCCGCCCCCGCCTAAAAGTTCCCTTTTCTGGTTCGAATCTTTATCGGTAACGTCGACTATATCGCGTGAGCTTGAAAGTCCCACGCTAGTCACGTGAGCAAGCAGTGTACCAGACCCAACCGACCCTATATATACCTTAAAATCGTCCCCATTTGCTTTGTTCGCCATAATTTCCCCCCTGTTTATTAAACGCCGAGCGTTATCTTAACTCTAATTATACCACTAAACATATCGGCGTTCACATCTTCTTGCATGATTGTACTGAATCCATCCCATCGGCTCCTGGCATAGCCGAACCCCGTAACGGTTAAATCTGCACGGTGTAAGCTGGTATGTACTTCTCTCATAATGTCGCTCGCTTCTTTTTTATTGCCAGTTTTCGTAAAGGCCGTGATGGTTAGATATATAATGGAGCCTTGCCCGCTTGTGGTATCTAAAGGCTCGGCCTGTATGTCTGTGTATGCGAGATATGGGAAAATTAAGCCCTTGGCGGATGCTACATTGTCCCTAATGCCATTAGCCCCATTCCCCAACATTCCCGTCAATGTTGAATTGTCTTTTAAAGCCGTTGTCACCGCCTTTTGAACTTCATATATATTAAAACCTGTCATCTTCTCGCAGAACTCCTCAGAACCTTCTTTATTGCGATTCTAATGTCTCTTTTAATTTCTTTAATATTCGATTTAAATGATGGGAATAACCACGGGCGAGCGGCCATATTTCTTTTCCCAAACTCTAACCCAATCCCATATTTAAGTTTCGTCCCTACCGCGTAGCCTAGACCCCCTATAGCCTTGATAGGCTTAACGAATATACTACTAACTAAGCCTCCACGATCTGTTTTAGGGTACTCGCCCGGTCCAGAACGTTGAGCAGATTTACCGCCTCGATAATAGATTACACCTGTTCTACTTCCTTTCTGAATACCTTTTATCGCTGTAGTCCTAACTGAATTAGCCGATAAAAATAATTGACGTTTCAACGGCTTCAAGGCATCGGACGGTATCTGCAAGAGCTTGCGTTCTAATCGACTAAGATTTTTTACTTTTATCTGCGTTTTCTTGGTCATTGGGGATTGCCTCAATATAAGCCAATATAGGCTTTAATAATTTGTATGGCACCGATAAAGATTCGCAGTAACTAGATATATCCTGGAATTCTTTGTTACCTATTATTTTTTTGATTATTTTCTGTTCTGACATTTTTTTTCCCCCTTAAAATCTTAAAATCTCAACAAATTATACATTACTTAATTAAGTATCACTAATTCATTAATCGATTGCGCGCACTTAATTACGTAAAATTCCTCTACGTTATCGACTTCCGCAAAACTATCGACCCTCATATACTGCCCGTTGTATCTAATTTTTGAGGTTATATCTATGTTTTGATTTTTTCGGATAATGATATCGTAATGTTTTTCGTTTTTCCTGTTTCCGTCATCGATCGCAAAAGACGGGTGAATCTGTCTAACCCACGCCCACACCGTAGAGGAAAGAGACCATGTATCGGTGGCCTCGCCAGCATCCCCGATAGACTCTGTTTTATTTAATATTTCTATCCGATCTTTAAGTTTTCCTATCATAGGATTATTGGCCTGTACTGGGATAGTAATTTTTTTGAATTCTCAGATATATTGCCGTCGCCCCTATTTTCGTATCGAAAAGCAATATCAATTAGCAATGCCTGTCTTATTGTATCGGGTACATCTGTTGTTGCGGTTCCAAACCCACATACAAATCTAATTTCTATACCGTCCGCATTTCGGTCAAAACTCGGCCATATAGCGCCATCACGTAATGTTATTTTTCCTCTTTTCGGGTTAATTCCTGAGTACGTAGACACCTGATACTCTGTAGAGGATATCGTTGTTGCTGTATCAGAATTGTCATAGGTCATAATGTGCGTAATACTCTGTAGCGGTGCGATAGGAATCTCAATATATGAATTCTTATTGTAATAACCGATGGGTATCTCGCGCACGCCATTCCACCACGGATCGTTATATGCGGCAGGCCATTCGTCCATGAACAAATCCCATGTCGTATCAACGAAGCACATCGCCGTATACTGTTCGGCCATCTGACGTGAAGATGTGATTAAGTTGCCAATTAAGGTATCATCTGCTGAATTCTCGACCCGTAAGTGAGCCTTAGTCTCAGCTAGTGTGATAGGCTCTATTGACGGCGATGTATGCAATTTTAAATTATATTTCATAAATCTTTAATTCTGAGCTCAACTTCTTCTTTTATAGCTAGTATTTCTTTTTTTTCAATTTCTAACGCCGTGGTTTCGAAATTCTTGTTGCTGATCAAAATGTCGATTGAATTAACTAATTGAATGGAAACTCTCTTCAGCTCAGATACTTGGTCGTTTTCAAGTTTTGATTTTTCTTCTTTGTGTTTTAAATCTAAATTTAAATATTCGTCCTTATCCGTACAGAATCTATTAAAAACATTTACCAGCTCACTATTATTTTTCATATTTTTTAAACTCATTTTATTTAACTCCTTTTTTTTATTTTCTATATTCGATGCCGTATTCGTTAAAATATTTCATTGCGATTTCATCCTTTCGATCACCGAAAATGAGGATGTTATATATGCCCTCTTTTTCAACCATGATTTTTGCTCTTTTTCCTCCTTCTACCACCTCACCCCAAGCACGCCCAAAATGTTTGAAAGGGTTCGCCCAAACTAAGGAATTTTTGTTCAAATGTTCAAAATAATCAGGTAAATCAATGTAATTACCGCCTTTTTTGCACTCTAATTGATATTTGTAAATATTTCCTCCCGCACTTGGCGTTTCAACAAAGTAATGCCTCAACCGATGAGTTTCTTTCTTTATGGGGTCGGGATGAGGGATATCGAATGAACCAGAGCTTTTGGACATCGAACCTACTACACGAACATCCCCAGTAACATCTAGTTTGTAGCTTGGAGACGGTGTAGTCGTGCCAATCCCCACCGTTCCCTTTAATATCGTTTCAGTAATACTATCATTACCGATTGTAACCGTGTTGCTGCCATTTCCAATAGCCTCATAACCAATGACTATTTGATTGGTCTGATTATTTGCGTTTGTTCTTGCATTCATGCCAATAAATACTGAGTTAGACCCTGTTTCGTTCAACGACGACACACCGGCCATAACTCGCCCCGCCGCATAACCAACTGCCGTGTTATTGTCGCCCGTTGTATTATCGTGCTGGGCGAAGGTACCAATGGCTGTATTTCGCTCACCTGTTGTATTATTATACATCGAATCATAACCAACTGCCGTGTTATTGTCGCCCGTTGTATTATCGTACTGGGCGAAGGTACCAATGGCTGTATTTCGCTCACCTGTTGTATTACTAGACAGGGCTTCCTTCCCAATGGCTGTATGGTGCTTACCTGTTGTATTACTATACAGGGACTCGTAACCAATAGCTGTATTGTCGTCACCCTCTGTATTTGAGAGCATAGAGTGATAACCGATGCCCACATTTCTATTATCACTTAGGTCATCGTCTTTCCCCGCATCTTCTCCTAGATACGTTGACCCGCCTAACCCTGTCTGTGAAATCAGACCCGATACAGTCATATCATCGTCAATCTGTAGAGCCCCTGTCATTGTTCCTCCCGTCGTCATGAGTGCGCCTGCGGCTGATACGTTTGTCGAATCTGTTACATCTGCAAGGGCTTCGACGCCATCTAATTTGTCTTTTAATGTCGGCGTAAAATTTTTTTGTGTGAGGCCACCGTCACCTACGGTATAAGTTGTGTCTGTAAATAAGGCATTTTCTGGCACATTTGTTAGCACTTGTGAGTCATCAATTTTACTGCCTAAAGCTGTTTGAGTTGCGTTTGAGATTGGTTTGTTGATATCCGATGTATTATCCACATTACTTAAACCAACGTCTGATTTGGTTAACACTAAAGCTGTTTTTAACGTTGTTTCTATATCTAAATTCTCAACATCCCCCACACCAGAGCTGGTACGCCCCTTAACCGTGCCTGAACTTACGGTTTCCATTTTAGCGTTGGTCACTGCGTCATCTGCAATAGTCAATGATGCCGATCCAGTGACATCCCCAGTATGGGTGACGTTGCTGACTTTTGCGTTGTTGGCAGAGATATTAGATTCAGATGTCGTCGTAAAATGTTTATTGGTGGTACCCTCTGGGATATCATCTAATGTGTCATAATCTTGGCCAATTAATGACCATATCGTGCCATTAGATCGGTACAATCCTGCCTGGTCATCGCCTTCGTCCGTCTCAACCAAGTAAACCTTTCCGTTATTATCTGTGGCCGTAGGTAACGAAGAATAGATAGACACCTCGCCGTCATAACGCGTAGCGGCATTCCCACCCCCAGCAGACGACAACAAAGTGGTTAATAAGCTCATTACAGTGGCCTGAATATTAAGATTATGTCGCAGTCAGTACCAGACTGAGAGACATCGCTTACTAATTTTAATTTTGAAATTCCGATCATATCAGCAGTACTTAATCCGTAATGGGCATTAATTGTATTGTCAATTCCGCTTATTTCGATTGTTGTGCCTGTCGCATTCTTATAAAGGACGTACCCCAACGAAGTATTACTATATACCGTTAATTTTGTGCCCGAAAATGTACTAGGGACAACCAACCCAATCAACGTGCCTGACTGACAATGAAAGATAGTACTAGTACTTGAACTGGTAGGAATAGTGACCGTATTATTCGAATCTAATTTCCTTGGATAATCGTTAATAAGAGCCATTTTTAGCGAACCTTTTTTTGAAATTAATTAAATTTGTTAATTTGTTTAAAAATTTTTGTTTAGACGTCTCAACCGCTATTTTAATTTTTTCATTTTTGGGTTTTTGTGAAATGACCGTCAAAGGATTAAGCTGTATCTCGCCTGTAACCTCGATAGCAACCCCCGACATGAGAAAAGAGTCAACAAGCGTCCTGGGTACGATGTACGTCTTTCCTTTGTCGTATTCGACTACGTCTATCCCATTCGGCGCGCCTTTTGTATTTTTTATAAAGCGTAAAATCATTTTTTATTTTTCTTTATTTTGTTTTTGTGCGAAACTACTTTTTTTTCGTAAAAATTATCAGAGACTACTTTTTTTTCCGTTTCTTCTGCTAAAGAAAAATAATTCGATTCTTTTAGGCCGTTATATAAATCATCTGAAATTTCATAAAAATCACCTTTTAGAAATTCTATGACATTAAAACCATCGTTTGAACCTTTGAAATTTTTTAAAACTTTTATTTTTTTCATTTAAAACCCCCAAGGGTAGGGAGCCGACCCCCCTACCCTGTTTTTTTAACCTTTAGGTTGCTGTATTAACGGGCGCTACTCTTGGACTTCCCAACACTGCGCTAACAGATATTGGAGTACCACTAGTGTGCGTCCCTGTAACATTCACGATTACACGAAGATACCTTTTAATTCCGGTATATCCGCAAATATATCGTGCGTCGTCTTCGGCTGCATCATCAATAACACCGAAGGTTCCGTCATTCGTGCCAGCAACATAATTCGTTAGGTGTGTATCTGCAACATCTGTCCATGTAGAATTATCTGCCGATTCTTCGGCCTCTAATTCAATCTTAACTGAACTTGACAGTGTGTCAGCAGACTCACCAATGTTCGCCAGTAAACAAACCGAATCATATCCGTCAAGGTCGATAGTCGCGCTCGTAGCGTCTGCTGTGACCTTGGCTGGATCAATGATTTGTTGATATTTAACGTCTGTATAGATTTTTGAATTCATTTTTTTAACTCCTTTTTTTTAAAAATTAGGTCGCTACCTGCATTACTTTTACAGCTTCGAAATTAGTAACCGCACCGCCGAATCGTTGACTTGTTTTGACGATCACGTTGTTGTCATCAGTGTAGATGTCTTTAATTATCCTGAATCCATTTTTACGCACGACTGTGTACGCTTCCTTAAGATCGCCAAACGCGATAGCGAATGCGTTAGCTGCTATTACAGGCATCGACTGTTGTACCGAAATTGGATAACCGCGATAAACCATTTTTCCGTTAGGATTTTTGGAGTAGTCCGGATCAAGCAATGGACGGCCGTCCGAATCTTTTAATTTCAGCAACCTGAATGCTGTTGTCGAATGCATGTACATTTTCGCATTAGAAGAATACGACGCCTTCAATAATTCGATTAAGCTATCAAGCCCAGTGTCAGAATTAATATCAGCGGCAGCCCCAGAAGTAATATGCTGGATACGAGCCCTGGTATACGCCCCGTAGGATGTAGACGCATCGGCCGCGTAAGTTAAAATACCCTTTGCCTGATTAACGCCTGTACCCGATAGTATCTGCTCTTCTTCTTTTAGTGCGAATCCTCGCGCTACTTTTCGAGCAATCCATTGCTCAACGTTAGTAATTCCGTCGTCCAGAATAGAGGTCGTCAAGGTGACTTTACGCATAAGGTCGTTGACCTTAAGCGCTACATTAGAGATATTTTCTGTTGCAGTAGTTGACGTTCCTTCGCCTTCTCTTACATTAGTCGGTTGAATTATATCGTCGTCATCTAATGGATATTCTATCGAATTAACCCCTGCAGACAACGTAACAACGTTGCAATCTTGTGCTATTGATCCCAATTCAGAACGATTGGACTCTAATATTGACCCGTATTGAGTTCCTACGAGATATCCGCCAAACTCTTGTATATCCGTTCGTAACTCTTTAAGTTCTCGCCCAGAATCAGAACGTGGAATATAGGCAGAAAAAGATTCTTTTTCTGCTCCAACTTTAAGAAAATCGCTAAAACATTTTTTTTCTAATTTGATTGCTTTTTCTTGTTTTTCTTTTTGATTGGAGTCAGAATTTTTAAATTGGTTTTGAAGATGTTTTAATTGTTGGTTATCGACTTCAATTTCTGACAATTTATCGTGTAATTCGGTGTATTTAGCTTCCATAGCCCCTAGTTTTGCTTTTTGATCTACTGTTTCTTTAGTCGTTTTAGAAACCTCCGCTTGCACGTTAGAAACAAGCCCTTTAATTTCTTCTTTAACTTCATTTTGTATTTTAGTAACTTCGTCTGACATTTTTTGTCCCCCTTGATTTATTTTTCACATTGATTTGAGTAAAATCAACATTTCGTTTAACGCTTCTATTTCTTTGGATGATTCAGCATCTCGCTGTTTGAGTGTGGGTACCCCCCCCGCAATGATAGCTTTCGCCTCATTTCTCGAAAATACTCCTCGCAAGTACGTTTCGAGCTCTCTAACATCTATTGTACCATCTAATCGCTTCACTTGTACTACGTTGGCCTGTTCGTTAGCTGGAAAAGTTACAAAAGAAATTTCTGGCAACTCTTTGATTATTAGAATGTTACGCACACCAGTTTTGCGATTTAAATTATAATCGCCAATTATAAAACCAATCGACATGCTATCAATAGCACCCTCTTTGACTTCCGTATAGGCGTCTCTGCCTTTTGTGGTATCAATGAATCGCCCCTTAACAAGAAGTCCTTTGTTGTCCTCCTTAAGTTCTTCTATGACTCCAATTACATCATTGCGCGAGTGTTGGTACAGTAGTTTTGGATATTTTCCTGTTTGTTCTGCCTTTTTGATGATGTTCGAATATGCACCCTTTTCGATAATGTCGTTATCTCTATCCTTGACGCCTGTTGTACTTCCGTAAGCGATAAAATTCATACAGTCGTCTTTAATTTCTTTTATTTCAAACCCTAAATTTAATACTTCTTTCTTTTCCATTGTTTCCCCCTTTTAAAATTACATCCAACCAGTGAGATCGTCGATTATTTCTTCTATATTCTCACCTGTATTAGTTCCTTTAGATGTCTTCATTCCAGTAGCATCTTTCGCGATTGATACAGGTAAACTAACTAAATCGCCAACTAAATCAAATAATCCCATTATATGAACCA